CTAGTAGCAGGGACTCTAATTCCAATGTCTGCCCTAGTGCTGGGCTAACCCCGCACTAGGGCAGACATTGGAATTAGAGTCCCTGCTACTAGACGCCGACCACCCTGACAGGTCATCTTTTTTGCGCGGGTCGCTGAATCAATTTGTGAACGCTGACGCGTGCTGGCTGCAGCCTGGCCAATGGGACGCCTGCTTGTCAGAAATAGACGGTCCAGAAGGCGGCTGGATTGCTGTCGATTCATCACTAGACGGCTCGCGTTATGTGGCTGTTCGCGCAGCTGTAGATGATGTTGGCGTAGCCCACGTTAATGTTGAGTTTGTAGTTGGCTCACTAACTGAGATGCAGGACGCGCTAGTAAAAGCTTGCCGCCACCCTTCGACCATGGTTGCTGTGACACCAACACTAGAAAACCATGTCCCTCTATCTCTTGAACGCCGCAAAAAAGTTGTCGGATATGGCGAGCTAATGAAATACACCAGCCTCGTTAAAGGAATGATAAACGACAGCCGACTAGTACACATGGGCCAATCAAACCTTGCTGAACATATGAACCGAGCCGTAGCAATTTACCAACAGAACGCATTAGCTCTCAGCAGCAAGCGCAGCCCAGGACCAATCGAGCTAGCGCGCTGCACCATCTGGGCCGCAGCTTTAGCTTCACGACCAAAGCAGGCAGGAAAGCCCATGCTCGTCGTAGTCAATCGCTAAACTACTGGCGGTTATGTCTTGCTAGTTCTGTCGGGAATCTGGCAAGGCATGACCACCTGCCCACACGAAATGTGAGATAATCCCAACATGGCACTATTTAATCGAGTCACTAAAGCAGCAATAAGTCCTGTTTCGGCAACCGCCAAAGCAGCTGCAGCAGGTGGCTATATGCCTAACTCTGCTGGCGTAAACATGATTGGCCAGTACTACACCTACTACGAAGGCGAAGCCCGCAACCGCGCTATGAGCGTTGCTACCATCTCGCGTGCCCGTGACCTAATGGCTTCTGTACTTGGCTGTATGCCACTAAAGATGTACACCGAACGCTGGAACGAAACCGAAACCGAAATGGAAAAGGTGTACCTTGCGCCGCGTTCCTGGGTACGCCAACCAGACCCAACAGTTACTTATAACTTCCTAATGGCGTGGACATTTGACGATTTATTTTTCTACGGGCGCGCCTTTTGGTACATCACCAGCCGCACACAAGACGGATTTCCAGCATCTTTTACACGTCTCCCAGCAGGCTCAGTAACCACAACCGACCAAGCAGGCCCAGTCTGGTACGCACCCTCACAAGAAGTTTATTTCCAGGGCAACATGATTGACCCTAAAGACTTAGTGCAATTCCTTAGCCCTATCCAGGGCATTGTTTATATGTCAGAACAGACAGTACTTACAGCACTCAAGTTAGAAGCTGCACGCTATCGCAACGCAGAATCGTCAATACCTGCAGGTGTTTTGAAACAAACTGGCGGTGAACCATTGTCAGCTTCTGAGTTAGCAGACCTAGCCTCAGCTTTCAACTCTGCTCGAGCAACTAACCAGACAGCAGCGCTAAACGAGTTTTTGAGCTACACCGAAACCACAGCAACACCAGACAAGATGCTGTTGATAGATGCTGCTAACTATCAAGCTCTTGAGTGCGCAAGGCTCACAAACGTTCCGCCGTATTTGGTAGGCGTAAGCACAGGCGCGTATTCATACCAGAGCTCAGAACAAGCCAGGGCAGACCTTTACATCTTTGGAGTTCAGGCCTACGCTGATTGCATCGCAGCCACACTCAGCCAAAACAATGTGCTCCCAAGAGGGACGTATTTGAAATTCGATACATCGGATTACCTTATTGAGAACTACGCAGCCGACATAATGGATAACCAAGACCTACCAGAAGAAAACACACAGGAGTCCCTAGCATGATTCGCTTTAACGCAACATCAGTAACCATTGACGCGGCAGCCCCAGACGGTACGCCCAGCCGCACTATCACAGGCATCGCAGCGCCTTACAACGTTGTAGCAACTGTTTCAGACGGCACAGAAATTATGCTGTCACCTGGCGCACTGCCAGTAGATGGCCCTAACCCTAAGCTTTTTGTAGGCCACCAATCTGATAAGGCCATTGGCACAGTGATTGCCAGGGAAGATACGCCAGATGGAATGCTGTTTCAAGCTCGAGTAGCTAAGACAGTACTTGGCGAGGAATCGCTACAGCTGGCCCTAGAAAATGTGTATGACCAAGTTAGTGTCGGGATTTCACCCTTGGAATTCAGCTATAACGAGGCAGGCGTGATGCTTATTGAAAAAGCAGCCTGGACAGAATTATCGCTAGTTTCACACGGAGCCTTTGGCGCTAGTGCTAGCATCACACAGGTGGCAGCTAGTATCCACCAAAATGAAGATGAAACCGACAATAATCCAGATAACCCAGAAGTCGAGGAGACGGAAGAAATGCAACCAGCAGTAACCCCAGAAGTAGTAGAAGCAGCAGCTATCCCTACATCACCAATTTTTGCATCAGCTAAGCGCGAATTCGTTTTGCCATCAGCTGGTGAATTCATGGCCGCTTACCACATCGGTGGCGACACTTTCAAAAACATGAACGCAGCAGTAGCTGAGTATTCAGCTTCGAAGCGCACAGCATTGCAAGCAGCAGCTGGTGACGTTCTCACCACTGATACGCCAGGACTTTTGCCAGTTCCAGTGCTTGGCCCGTTGGTGCAAGACCTGAATTTCCTTAGGCCTGCAGCCGAGGCCGTGGGCGTTCGCGCTTATCCTGATAGCGGACAGTCAAAGACCTTCATTCGCCCAACGATTACAACCCACACTTCGGTTGCGTCACAGAGCGAACTTGCAGCAGCATCAGCCACCACAATGGTGATTGCTTCTAACTCAATCAGCAAGACAACACTTGCTGGACAGGTCACACTGTCAGTTCAGGACATTGACTTCACTTCGCCTGCCGCTATGCAGTTGATTCTGAATGACCTCATGGGTGAGTACATGATTGCATCTGACAACCTTTGTGCGGACAACTTGCTTACAGCGGCATCAGCATCTGGTGTTTGGGACTTGTCAGTAGCTGACCTTCTCAAGAGCGTTTACGATTCAGCAGTGGACATTTCAAATGGCCGTAACTGGACACCAACACACATGTTCGTGTCACCAGATGTTTGGGGCCAACTCGGACAACTTGCAGATACCACTGGTCGCCCAGTGTTCCCATTCATCGGCGCTGGTCTCACAGGCCAAAACGCACTTGGAAATGCATCAGCATCTTCATGGAACGGAAACCCACTCGGCTTGCAGCTTGTAGTGGACAGCAATTTCGCTGCCAAGACAATGATTATCACTCGCGTAGGCCAAGGCCAAGGCGATGCCTTCGAGTTCTATGAATCCATCCGTGGCCTCATGAGCGTTGAACAGCCATCAGTCTTGGGTCGTAACATGAGCTTCCACGGCTATGTTTCAACTTTCGCAGCCATTCCAGGAATGATTCGCAAGATTACTCAGGCTTAGTCCGAAAGGCGGTTAGCCGCCATGGCTATCTACAGTGTTATTTTTATCCAGCGTCTGGATGACTACGCAGTTGTTCAGACACTGGAGAACACCGATATTGCTATTGGTGAGTCAATCACCTTGGCTGGTTTAGGCGGCAACTTCAACGGCACTTATACCGTTTACGCGCTTCCCCAGTATCTCTATATTGGCGTAGGCACCGAAGGCGACATTCGCCTAGACGCCAACACCCCAATACCAAATCAGGTAATGTTTTATGACGCCGACACTGACGTACAACGCGCAGGTGCCATCCCCCCTGGCACTCTGACCTACACCCAAACCTGCACATGGGTAACTAGCGCACAGGTTCAGTTGTGGCTCGGTTTAACGAGCCCTACAGCCGATGAAACCACCTTTCTGGCACAATGCACCAGCGCAGGTAATCAGGTCGCTTACAGACGCAGACAAGAGGCAGGTTACTTTGACGCGCTAGCGACCAGCCCATCGGGTGATTGCACCTTGGGCACCATCATGCTTGCGGGTGCGTATTACCGCCAGCGCGGAAGCATTGACCAATTTGCAAGTTTTGACTCAATGGGTCAAGCCATCAC